TTAGTCCACACCCTTCGTGTTGTCCGGTACCATTTCCATGATATCGCCCACATCGCAGTTTAGCGCGGCACATATCTTCGATAAGATTTCAGTACTTACATTTTCGTCTTTTCCAAGCTTGGCCAAAGTAGTCGTACTGATACCCGTGGCAGCTCTTAAGTCTTTTTTCTTCATGTTTTCATCAATAAGCAATTTCCATAATTTCTTATAACTGACTGCCATGAATTATCCTCCTGTCTGTTAGAGTCATGCTGGCAAAATAAAGCACTATATTAGTATAACATGCTGGATGCGAAAATCCAACCAGAAAACAGATTTTTAATTCGCATATGCGTACCAAATCACTTTTATCTGCATTTTCGATGCGCTTAGTATTCTTCTGAATGCTCCCCGAACTTAGTCAAAAAAATTTATATTTAATCTATTGACTCCGCAGCCCGATCTGTGTATACTAAATGTAGTATTTTAGCGAACACGCTTATATACTACAAGGAGGCAAAACAATGGATAACAAGTTTGGAGAATTCGTAAAGGCCAAACGGCTGGTGAAAGGCATCAGCCTTCGAAAGCTTGCTGAAGAGCTGGGAATAGTTCCTGCGTACATGAGCGACATTGAGAAAGGAAGACGCTATCCGCCTGATAAGGAGAAGATTTATAAGATTGCACAAGTGCTCCATCTAAATGAAGATGACACTAACACTCTGTTTGATCTTGCTGCACTCTCAAGGGATAACGGTGTCTCGCCTGACCTGTCCGATTATGTGATGGGTGTCGATAACCTGCGCGTTGCTCTTCGCAAGGCTCGTGACATTAATGCCGGTGAAGACGACTGGCAAAAGATCATCGAGATGCTTGAAGCCGAAGAGAAAAGGGGAGGCAACGCGTAACTTGAGATATTATGACTACAGCAAGACCCAGCTCGAGAACGAGGCAAACAAACTCAATGAGGCATTTGACAAGGATCGCCTCGTTAAACCCAAGCCCATCGATGTATATGATGTCGTCGATTTTATAGGTTGTACCCCTGACTGGATTTACCTGTCGCCGGATCAGTCTATTCTTGGTATGACCGCATATAATGATGGCTATTACTATGCCTGGATTCCACTGGACGAGACCGCCGAGAAACCGCCGCAAAGATTTATCTCTCGCGGCATGTTTCCCCAAAAGACTCCAGTCGCAAAGGGCACGATCATTATCGACCGCAGCATCAACGAGGGAGACAATCGCGGTGTTGAGAATTTCAGCTGCATTCATGAATGCTTCCACCAGAAGCTCCATCAGCGCTGTTTCATGAACCGCAAAGCGAACTATCAGCATTTCTGCAAGAAGAAAGCGTTCAGGGCAGAGAGAGGCGATAGATCTAATATAACCGCCATTGAGATTATCGAATATCAGGCTAATTACTGCACAGCAGCTTTCTTGATGCCGAAAGATGCAGTCACTACCATATTTACGCAGCGGCTTGGATTAAAATCTCCACCCATAGAGTCCATAAAACTGACATATCAGATCGATAAGATTATACCAGATATAGCCGAATTGTTCAGTGTCAATTACACCCCCATGAAATATAGACTACAGGAGCTAAAATTGCTCTCACGACAGGAAATATCTCCTGAAGAATATTTTTGTTAGCACGGGAATGTGCTCTCACCGGTACATTCCCTTATTTTTAATCTATGTGTAGTAAATAAGCGAACACGCTTATTTGCTACAAGAAAGGATGTATAACATGAAAAAAATCCGTGACTGTATTGGGCATCTCGCATGTTGCGGAGATGCCAAAACTGGTTATATCACATCGCTCTACAAAGGTCACCGCACCAGCACATATCTTGCCGTCGGTGAAACCTTCACGATTGAGCGACCTGATACAAAGACCGAGATAACCAGAATCACTGACTCTACTTTTCGAGTTGTCAGTCATCCTATCGCCGCTTAAACAACAAAACAACTTAATAAACATTAATCAAACAATCCGCAGAGCTGCATGACGGCCGTGATAGTTACTTAACCAAGTACTATCCCGGCCGTCTTTTCTGTTTCTACGGATGACTCGGCTTCTGCGGATTCCAACAAATCCAAAGGAGCCAAAATGAAAAATTACAATAACCAGAGTCAATCCAAGGAATACCGTATCTACCTCAAGGACCTGCATCAGTGGGTCTCAGTCAGCAAGACCGACTTCGATAATTACTACCGCGACATCAACACCTATCGCCGCCGTCAGCAGGAACACGGCCGCTGCGTCTGTCCGGCAAGTAAGCGATACCTCTGCGATATGGACTGCTGTTTCTGCCGTTTTCACAAGGGCGGCGACTCGCTCTCCCTTGATTACACCATCACCGACGAGGAAGGCAACGAGAAAAGTTGGCTCGACGATCTGCCGGATGACAAGCCCAGCGCTCAATCCTTGATAGAGGGCCGTGAACTGCTGGGCGCGCTTTTCCATAAGCTGGACGAGCTTGATCCGGAAGGACGCCGGATCTGCGAGCTTGTCATGCAGGGTCACTCCGAGCGCGACTGCGGCAAGGAAATGGGAATGGCCCGGAATACCTTCGTCTATAAAAGGGACAAGCTGTTTGCCGCACTCGCCGATTATCTGAAGGATTTCATCTAAACTTCAACGTCTCTCTCTGGTTTCTGCTGGAGAGAGGCATCTTTATTTCAAAAACTTTCTGAGCTTTTCGGCCAAACGGCACTTTGACCTCCATTGGGTAGTGGAAAGAGCAAAAACGACAACCGCTCCTTCCAAGGAGGTGAACAAGATGTACGGAACCGATACCCGGACCCGCGCCGCAGACGAGGAACTCATTGAAGTTCTGACCGCGATCAGCGTCGTGTCCAAACGTCTGGCAAGAAAATTGACCGTACTTGCCAACCAGAGTCAACACAAGGAAGGAGGAAAAGCAAATGAGCAAAATGGGCGATATAGCTGCAACTATCGAAGAACTGCGCAATGCCGCTGCCGCTATTAACGACGCAGCAAACTGGCTGGCCGAGGCTTTCAGTTCTACGGACGCCACCGCAAAAGCACCTGCTGCAGAACCGGCATTGAAGCTGGAAGATGTGCGGGCCGTTCTCGCGGAGAAATCCCGCGTCGGGCACACCGCCGAGATTCGCTCGCTGCTTCAGAAGTACGGGGCCGACAGGCTTTCGCAGCTCGATCCTTCCTACTACAAGTCACTGCTCGCCGAAGCGGAGGTGCTGAAAGATGCCACCTAAAGGACACGCGGTTCTTTCCGCATCCAGTTCCTACCGATGGCTGCATTGCCCGCCTTCCGCCCGGCTCTGCGAGAGTTATGCGGATAAAGGCAGTGATTACGCCGCCGAAGGAACCGACGCCCACGCCCTTTGCGAATACAAACTTCGTAAAGCGTTGGGGCTGGAAGCCGAGGACCCGACCGAGAGTCTGACCTGGTTCAATGCGGAAATGGACGACTGTGCCAACGGCTACGCCGCTTATGTACTTGAACAGGTCGAGGCCGCCAAGCAGGTCTGCGTCGATCCGGTGGTGCTCATCGAACAGCGCGTCGACTTCTCCCGCTGGGTGGAGGGCGGCTTCGGCACTGCGGACGCTCTCATCATCGCGGACGGCACTCTCAAAATCTGCGATTACAAGCATGGGCTCGGTGTTCTTGTCCGGGCGGAGGAAAATCCGCAACTCATGTGCTACGCGCTCGGTGCACTGGAACTGTTCGACAAAATCTACGACATCGACACGGTCAGCATGACGATTTACCAGCCGCGCCGGGACAACGTCAGCACCTTCGAAATGTCAAAGGACGACCTTTACCAGTGGGCTAACGAGGTGTTGAAGCCCACCGCTGAACTCGCCTTTGCCGGGGATGGCAGCTTTCTCTGCGGCGAATGGTGCGGTTTCTGTAAAGCGAAGAACGACTGCCGCGCCCGCGCCGAAGCGAATCTCGCTCTGGCTCAGTATGAGTTCAAACTTCCACCGCTCCTCACGGATGAGGATATCGAAGATATTCTCGCCAAGGTGGATGAGCTTGTCGCATGGGCATCCGACATAAAGGAATACGCCCTGCAGCAGGCGATCAGCGGCAAGTCGTGGAGCGGCTGGAAGTTAGTCGAAGGTAGGTCCAATCGGAAGTACGTCAATGACTCGGTTGTCGCCGATGTTGTTGAGCACGCGGGCTTTGACCCGTATGAACGCAAAGTGCTCGGCGTCACCGCCATGCAAAAGCTGCTCGGTAAATCCCGCTTTGACGAACTTCTGAGTCCCTACATCGAAAAGCCGCAAGGTAAGCCAACGCTCGTGCCGGAGAGTGATAAACGACCGGCGATGTCTACGGCAGCAGCCGATTTTAATGAAAATTAAGGAGGACAATCTTATGTCTAATAATACGAACAAAGTCCAAAACCCCATGAAGGTCATCACCGGTCCCGACACCCGTTGGAGCTACGCAAACGTCTGGGAGCCCAAAAGCATCAACGGCGGCACTCCGAAATACAGTGTCAGCCTGATTATCCCAAAGTCTGATGCCAAGACCATCACCAAGTTGAAGGCCGCCATTGAAGCCGCCTACCACGAGGGCGAATCCAAACTCAAGGGCAACGGCAAGACCGTACCGCCGCTGGCCGCAATCAAGAATCCACTGCGCAATGGTGATGTCGAGCGTCCGGACGATCCCGCGTATTCCAACGCTTACTTTATCAACGCCAACTCCGCTACGGCACCCGGCATCGTGGATGCCGACCTCAATCCGGTCCTGACCCGTTCTGAGGTCTACTCCGGTGTCTACGGCCGCGCCAGCATCAACCTGTATGCCTTCAACAGCAACGGCAATAAGGGTATCGCCTGCGGTTTGAACAACCTGCAACTTATCCGCGCCGGTGAACCTCTCGGCGGCAAAATGAGCGCAGAGGATGACTTTGCATCCGACGACGATGATGATTTCCTGTCTTAAGAAAGGACGGTGAAAAACTATGACAACATTACAAACCATCTTGTTAACCGTGCTTATCGCCATTTGGCTTATCTTCAGCGTTGTGTTCCTGATCACCGCAATTCAGAGCTGGATCTACGACCGCAAGCGTGAAAAGCGTGAGCAGGAATCCGCCGTCCGCGATATCGAGTACCGTAAGGAACGCGACAAACGTGAGCAGGAACAGGCTGCCCGTGATGAGGAATACCACCAGAAGCGTATGGAGCAGTTCAATAAGTAAGGTCTGACCCGTGGGTGGTGGGAGCAATCCTGCCACCCTTTCGAGTTATGAAAGGACGATTATATGAAAAATGAAATATGGAAAGACATACCCGGCTATGAGGGCGAATATCAGGCAAGCACTATGGGCCGCATTAAAAGCCTTAAGCGCATGGCTGTCAGCAAGAATTGGTATACAGGAAAACCATTCTACCATACCGTTCCAGAACGAATTCTAAAACCCGGTCGTTATTGTAAATGCGGCCATGTTTCTGTAATTCTTCGCCGAGGCACCAACGGCAAACCTGTTCATCAGCTCGTCATGAAAACTTTTGTTGGAGAGGCTCCGGAGGGGATGGAGGTACTTCATTTAAATGGTATACCGACTGATAATCGTCTATCTAATCTTCGCTATGGTACCAGAACCGACAACATCCTTGATGTTTATCGGCAAGGGAAGCTATGGAGAAAGCTGTCTGTTGATGATGTTGGAGCGATTCGATTTGGAATTTGGTGTGGCATACGCGGCTCGGACCTTGCTGCCATGTATGGTGTGTCACAGTCGATTATCAGCGCCATAAAACACGGGAGGATATTTTCATGGCTACCATAACATCATTGTCCGTGGACTTGGAGACTTTCAGTAGCATCAACCTCTCAAAATCAGGCGTTTACCGCTATGTAGAGGCTCCTGACTTTGAGATCCTACTGTTCGGTTATAGCGCGGACGGCGGTCCAGTTCAGGTTATTGACCTTGCCTGCGGGGAGAAGCTCCCGCCTGAGATCGTGTTGGCACTCACGGATGAATCCGTAACGAAGTGGGCCTTCAACGCCAACTTTGAACGTATCTGCCTGTCCCGGTTTCTTGGGCTTCCGACCGGAGAATATCTTGATCCCGGCCAATGGCGCTGTTCCATGATATGGGCCGCCACGATGGGCTTGCCGCTTTCGCTGGAAGGTGTCGGCGCTGTGCTCAAGTTGGACAAGCAAAAGCTCACCGAGGGCAAAGACCTCATCAAATACTTCTGCCAGCCCTGCACACCGACAAAAGTGAACGGCCAACGTATACGGAACTACCCGTACCACGCGCCAGATAAGTGGGCCACCTTTAAAAAATATAACGCCCGCGATGTCGAAACTGAAATGGCGATTCAGGCCAAGCTCGCTAAGTTCCCGGTGCCGGAATCCGTGTGGGATGAATACCATCTGGATCAGGAAATCAACGACCGTGGCGTTGCCTTAGATATGACGCTGGTCAGGCAGGCCATTGACATGAACGGTCGGTCCCGCGAAAAACTGACTGCCGCGATGAAAAAACTGACGGGGCTGGATAATCCGAACTCGGTGCAGCAGATGAAGCAGTGGCTTGCGGACAATGGGCTGGAAACCGATACGCTTGGCAAAAAGGCTGTTGCTGAACTTCTAAAAACTGCGCCGGAGCCGCTCGGCGAGGCGCTTTCCCTCCGGCAGCAGCTTGCCAAATCGTCCGTGAAAAAATACCAGACGATGGAGACTGCTGTTTGCGCCGATGGCCGCGCCCGTGGGATGTTCCAGTTTTATGGCGCGAATCGGACCGGCCGCTGGGCAGGCAGGCTGATTCAGATGCAAAACCTGCCTCAGAACCATCTTCCTGATCTGGGACAGGCCCGTGCCCTTGTGCGTTGCGGAGATTTTGACGCGCTGGAACTTCTCTATGAAGATATCCCGGACACGCTGTCTCAGCTTATCCGCACCGCCTTTGTTCCGAGGACCGGCGCGAAATTTATCGTCTCAGATTTCTCGGCAATTGAGGCCCGCGTCATCGCATGGTTCGCCGGTGAACGGTGGCGGCAGGAGGTCTTTGCCAAAGGCGGCGACATTTACTGCGCCAGTGCCAGCCAGATGTTCAAGGTTCCCGTCGAGAAGCATGGCATCAACGGCCACCTGCGGCAAAAGGGCAAAATCGCGGAATTGGCGCTCGGTTATGGCGGCTCTGTCGGCGCGCTCAAAGCAATGGGTGCTCTGGAAATGGGCCTGAACGAGGACGAGCTTCCTCCGCTGGTCGATGCGTGGCGGCAATCCAACCCGAATATTGTGAAGCTCTGGTGGAATGTGGACCGAGCCGCAATGGAAGCCGTCCGCAACAAACACACCAACAGTACACACGGCATCGTCTTCTCCTACCAGAGCGGCATGCTTTTCATTACGCTGCCCTCCGGCCGGAGGCTTTCCTATGTGAAGCCGCGTATCGGTGAGAACAAGTTTGGTGGACAGTGCATCACCTATGAAGGCATCGGCGGCACGAAGAAATGGGAACGCCTCGATTCTTATGGTCCAAAATTTGTGGAAAACATCGTGCAGGCCACCTCGCGCGACATTCTTTGCTACGCCATGCAGACGCTTCGGAACTGCTCCATCGTCATGCATATCCACGATGAACTGGTCATTGAGGCTGATCCGCGTATGTCTCTGCAGGCGGTCTGCGAACAGATGGGTAGAACCCCGCCGTGGGCAAAGGGCCTTCTTCTCCGCGCAGATGGCTACGAGACAGATTTTTATAAAAAAGACTGAGAAGTTTTCGGCCAAGGCAGGTTTTCGGCTCCATTGGGTAACAGAGGTGGACTAAAAGCCTGCCCGGAAAGGAGGCTCATAAATGAGTTTCGATAAGCGCAACGCTGAGGGCTACTATGATCCAACTGCCTATGAAGCCTTGTCGTTGATAGAAAAAGAGGAACACGCGCTCCGCGCTTTCCGGCCAATTGTTTACATCTGCTCTCCTTACGCCGGTGACGTTGACGGGAACATCAAGGCCGCCCGGAGCTACAGTCGTTTTGCCGTGGACAAGGGCTATATCCCTATTGCGCCGCATCTGCTGTTCCCGCAGTTTCTGAATGACGCCGATCCGAACGAACGTGAACTTGGGCTGTTCTTCGGAAACGCCCTCATGAGCAAATGCTCAGAGGTCTGGGTATTCGGCAACAACATCACAGCCGGTATGACAGCGGAAATCAAAAGAGCCAGGTGGAAAAGCTACCGTCTGCGTTATTTCACTGAAGAATTGGAGGAGGTACAAGATGTTTGCAATCACTGAAGGTACACGCCGTATAGGCGGCATTAAAATTCCTACTTATAAGCGCGAGGTCGTGAGCGCCAATATTCTCGAAGTGGAAGCAGGCACGAACGGTTATCAGGGTGGTGACGGCGGACACGGCAGCCGCACCTATTTTCGCATCATAGATCTGGCCTCCACAGAGATGGATGTCCATGTGACGCGGGACAAGTTTGGCAGCGAGGGCTTTGAAGTCACGCTTGGCGGCGACTGTGAGCTCGAAACAATCATCACGGCGCTGAAGTTTATCACCAAGGTGCTGGAGGATGGCGCAAAGGAGGTGCACGACTGATGTTCACCCTGTATAGTTCCGACATCATCGGCAATCCCGGCAACTGCTCCTATCCCAATAAAACCGAGGTCACGGATGAGGAAAGCCTGCGGGCGGCGGTCTGCCATGACTACGTCTGCGCCGAGTATAAAAACAATTACCGCAACGGCGACAATTTCCTCGGCGCGGACTGCCTCCCGGTCGACTGTGATAACGACCACTCTGAGGACCCGGCCGATTGGGTCCTGCCGACTGATGTCGCCGCCGCTTTTCCGGACGTCTGTTTCGCGGTCCATTACAGCCGCTACAATATGCGCGAGAAAAATGGAAAGCCCGCCCGGCCGAAGTTCCATATTCTTTTTCCGATCACGCGCATGACAGATGCGGCCGCTTACAGCGACATGAAAAAGCTGGTCAATTCCATCTTCCCGTACTTTGACACCAAGGCACTGGACGCGGCACGCTTCTTCTTCGGCACTGCCACCGTCGAGGTTGAGCTCTTTCCCGGCAGTATGAATCTGACAGAGTTTCTGGAGGACGACGATTTTGATGCAAATATGGCCGGAGGCCATCAAACCAGTCTCGTGATCCCGGAGGGCAGCCGCAATGCAACCATGTCCCGTTTTGCCGGACGCGTCATCAAAAAATATGGCGACAGTGAAGAAGCCTACCAGTGCTTCCTCAACGAAGCCGCGAAATGCACACCCCCTCTGGAGGACTCCGAGCTTTCGACCATCTGGCACAGCGCCCAGCGTTTTTACGCACGGATCCAGCAACAAGCCGGATACGTTCCACCGGAGGTTTACAACGACAATATCTCCTATAAACCGGCAGATTTCTCCGACGTCGGACAGGCCGAGGTACTGGCGAAGCACTTCTCCGGGGAATTGCGGTATTCACCGGCGACGCATTTCATCCGGTACACGGAGCACTACTGGAAAGAAACCGAACCCGGCGCACAGGCCGTCGCCCATGAACTGACCCGACGCCAACTGGAAGAAGCCGCAAAGGATATGCACGAGGCAATGAAAGCCCTGAAGGACTGCGGCGCTCAGGGAATCCTCGATACAACTTCAAAGGCCAAGGCCGAGGTCCTGTTCAATGACGCGCAGGCAGAAGCCTATGCAGCCTTTCTCGCCGCGAAGGCATACCAGTCCTTTGCGATCCGCCGCCGCGATTCCAAAAATATCACCGCGACGCTGAAAGAAGCACATCCCATGCTGGAGATTTCGCCGCGTGATCTGGACGCCGACTGCTTTGCCCTCTGCACCCCGGCCGCAACCTATGATCTTCGCAAAGGCATCGCCGGAGCGAGGGAACATTCCCCGGAGGACTATATCACCAAGATCACGTCCGTTTCACCCAGCAGAAAAGGCGAACAGCTCTGGCAGGACAGTTTGAACCTTATCTTCTGCGGCAATCAGGAACTCATCGATTATGTCCAGATGATCTGCGGACTTGCCGCCATCGGGAAGGTTTTTGTGGAAGCGCTTATCATCTCCTACGGCTGCGGGCGGAACGGCAAATCAACTTTCTGGAATGCCGTGTCCCGTGTGTTGGGCCTCTACAGCGGTAACATCTCCGCCGATACGTTGACGGTCGGCTGCCGCAGAAATATCAAGCCGGAAATGGCGGAGGTCAAGGGCAAGCGTCTGCTGATCGCCGCTGAAATGCAGGAAGGCGCGAGGCTCAATGATTCAACCGTCAAGCAGCTCTGCTCCACTGATGACGTTTTCGCGGAGAAAAAGTACAAAGACCCGTTCAGCTTCACGCCCTGCCATACGCTGGTGCTTTACACGAACCATCTGCCGAAGGTCAGCGCCTCCGACGACGGTATCTGGCGCAGACTGATCGTCATCCCGTTCGACGCCAAGATCGAAGGCACCAGCGACATCAAGAATTACGGCGAGTATCTTTACAACAACGCCGGTGAAAGCATCCTCACTTGGATCATCGAAGGTGCCCGGAAGGTTATCGCGCTGAATTACCAAATCCCGATTCCGGCATGTGTGCGGAAAGCCATTGATGAGTACCGGGCGCAGAACGACTGGTTTGGTCATTTTCTTGAGGACAAGTGCGACATCGATTCCAGCTACAGGGAAGGCTCCGGTGCCTTATATCAAGCGTACCGCAATTACAGCATCGACACGAACGAATATGTCCGCAGCACCGCAGATTTCTACTTTGCGCTGGAGAACGCGGGCTTTAATCGGGTAGTCAACAAAAACAAGCGATATTTTAAAGGCTTGAGGCTGAAAAAGGATGACGGAGATTTCGAGAATTTTCTGGCATAAGGGCTTAAAGGGTTAACCTCTACGACCTCTCTGACTGGAACTTTTCTTAGAGCTATAAAAAATCATATAAGAAAAAGTCTATGCAGAGACATCGGAGAGGTTAACCCAGCCACATTATTACCTGACGAAAAGGAGTAAAATATGCAGTTTAATACATGGCTCAAGAAAAAATATATCAATGAACACTCTCCCAAGGGCGACCTTGCCCGCGATATAAAATCTGACGGCTTCTATTTTCCGAAGCAGGGCCGCCATGGCAAAGTTCGAAAGTACCTCATTTGCCATAACGCTTGTGAAGCATGCCTTGATGCTTTTGAGGAATGCTGGAAGGAATATGAAGAATGCGAGAAAAACAGATTGAAGCAAAACTAACACAGGCGGCAAAAATGCTGGGCGGCGTTGCGCCGAAGTTTGTGTCCCCCGGATATGACGGGATGCCGGACCGCATCGTCCTTTTACCGGGTGGTCATATGGCCTTCGTGGAAGTAAAGGCTCCCTGCAAGGTTCCGCGTCCACTGCAGGAAGCCAGACACCGGATGCTGCGGAAGCTGGGCTTCAAGGTTTATGTGCTGGACGATGAGCGGCAGATTGGAGGGATGCTGGATGAAGTCAAGCGTGATATGTGACTGGTGCGGCAAGGAATTTGAACGCAAACAGGCTCAAATTAAAAAACACAACTATTGCTGCAGAGCCTGTCTGGGAAAAGCAAATGCTGAGCGCCTCAGATTACATCAAATCAAAAAATGTGATTATTGCGGCAGGGAGTTTGAATATCGGGGACGCCACGCGAAAAGAAACGAGCACTTCTTCTGCTGTAAAGAATGCAGCGATGCCTTTAAAGCAAGACCGGTCACTGTTTTATGTGACTGGTGTGGAAAAGCAATCACGCGAAAAGAAAGTGCGATTTACAGATTTGGTATTCACAATTTCTGCGACAGAGGGTGCTACCAAGATTTCGTGAATTTTGAAATGGCCGGAGCAAAAAACCAAAGGGTGTGTGGAAAAACCCTATATCGCAGATTGGCCGGTATGAAAGCAGGCAGAGAACTTGCCACGGAGGAATATGTTCACCATCTGGACGGGAATCACCTTAATAATGATTTTGACAATCTATTGGTCGTGAGTTGTAGCGATCACTCCAAAATTCATGCGGCGCAAAAAGCGAGGGATAGCAATGGCCGATTTATTAAGTGAAAATGATCTTCATGAATACCAGCGATATAGCGTTCAATTTATTGTTGAGCATCCTGTGTCCGCAATTTTGTTAGATTGTGGCCTTGGGAAAACAGTAATAACCTTAACCGCACTTGAGAAACTCCTATTTGATTATTTTGAGGTACACCGGGTGCTTGTCATTTGTCCTTTGCGTGTGGGTACCGTATGGGCTAATGAAGTTCATCATTGGAAACATCTGACCAATTTGCGGTACAGCATTGCCATTGGTACAACGGCGGAGCGAAAAGCGGCGCTGCGGAAACCTGCCGACATTTACATCATAAACCGCGAAAATGTCCAGTGGCTCATCGAGGACAGCGGCGTTCCCTTCGACTTCGATACCGTGGTGGTCGATGAGCTGTCGTCCTTCAAAAGCCATCAGGCGAAGCGGTTCCGGGCACTGGTCAAGGTCCGGCCGCGCGTCCAGCGCATTATCGGACTGACAGGCACGCCTTCCTCCAACGGCCTGATGGATCTGTGGGCCGAGTTCCGGCTTCTGGATATGGGCCAGCGCCTCGGCCGCTTCATTGGGCAGTATCGCACCAACTACTTCATGCCGGATAAGCGGAATGGCCAGATCATTTATTCCTATAAGCCGCTGCCCGGCGCGGAGGACACCATCTACCGGAAAATTTCGGATATCACGATTTCCATGAAGTCGACGGATCACCTTAAGATGCCGAAACTGGTCAGCACTGAGTGCGAAGTCCGCCTCTCCGATGAGGAGCAGAAACGGTACGACGATCTGAAAGAAGGTCTGGTCCTACAGCTTCCGGACGGTGACATTACAGCAGCAAACGCGGCGTCCCTCTCCGGGAAGCTGTGCCAAATGGCGAATGGCGCTGTTTATTCCGACACCGGCGATGTCATCCACATCCATGACCGGAAGCTGGACGCGCTGGAGGACCTGATCGAAGCGGCAAACGGCAAGCCCGTGCTGGTAGCCTACTGGTTCAAGCACGATCTCGCCAGAATCTCCGAGCGCCTGCATAAGCTCCGCATTCCGTTCTCCTGCCTTGACACGTCCGACAGCATCCGCAGATGGAACAACGGCGAGCTGCCTGTAGCCCTTGTGCATCCCGCCTCGGCCGGACACGGACTGAATCTACAAAGCGGCGGCTCCACGCTCATCTGGTTCGGGTTGACCTGGTCGCTGGAGCTCTACCAGCAAACCAACGCCCGCCTGTGGAGACAGGGACAGACAGCAGACACTGTGGTAATTCAGCACATCATTACGAAGAGAACCATTGACAGCCGCATCCTGGAAGCCTTATCGAAAAAGGACAGCACGCAGGCGGCTCTTATCAACGCCGTAAAAGCGGACCTGAAAATCTGACGACAGCCTTTGTCAATCCGTACCAATCCGAGTGCAATTCGACTTTTCTTTTTGGAGGTGCGGTTATGCAGATAGCATGGAAATACCTGAACAAACGGGCTGCCGCCTTGGACGCGCTCAAGGACTACGGCAGCATGCAATTCATTCTGGAACACACGGACGACGATATCCGGGCGGAGCACGAAAAGATGCAGAGCGTCCGCAGCCCCAGTTTTGACGGGATGCCTCACGTTCACAATCCGCAGGGCGGTGAGCAGCGCATTCTGAACGGCATCGAGGAGATCGACGTTCTGAAGGAACGCTACCGGCAAGCGCTGGAGTACATGTCATGGTTCCAGCCAGCGTGGGAAAACCTGACTGAGGACGAGCAGTACGTGCTGCGGGAGTTTTATATGTGTGACGAGGGAAAGCAGATCGATGCGGTCTACAACATCTGCGACCATTTCCACATTGAGCGGTCCTCCGCGTACAACAGGAAGAACCGCGCGCTCGACCGGCTGTCCACATTGCTCTATGGCAAACGTTGAGTAATATCGCGGACGACTTTCGCAGCTGGCCAGTATATACTGGTAGCATAGAAAGTTGTAAAACGACGAAGTCTTCACGGGGCCAAACCCGTGGGGACTTTTGTTTTGCCCGGAAAGGAGGCAGCCATGCCGCACAAACCTTTGACGCCCTGCCGCTATCCCGGCTGCCCGAAGCTGGTGCCCGGCCGTTACTGTGAGGAACACCAGAAGCTGGTCGACAAGCAGTACGAACGGTACGAGCGCGATCCCGCCGAGAAGAAGCGATACGGCCGAGCGTGGAAACGCATCCGCGACAGATACATCGCTGCCCATCCTCTCTGCGAGGAATGCCTGAAGCATGGCGTCTACACGCCCGCGACCGAGGTGCATCACCGCCTGCCACTCTCACGCGGCGGTACGCACGTTGATAGTAACCTCGAAGCCTTATGCCATGAATGCCATTCGAGGATTACTGCAAAGATGGGTGACCGTTGGCATGACCGGTAGGGGCGGTCGAAATCTCTACGCCGATCGTGTTGGGGAGCGGTCGTGGGGTCACGTTCGCTAAAACGCGGAATCAAACGGGGTATTGCCCCCGCCAAGGAAGGAGGAATTGCCGCATGGCCAAGGACGGTACAAACCGTGGCGGCGTAAGAGCCGGGGCCGGGGCAAAACGGAAGCCGCTGGCGGATAAGCTCGCGAATGGTAATCCTGGGAAGCACCCGCTCACCGTTATGGAATTCAAAAACGCTGCGGACCTGTGCGGTCAGGATATGCCGGAACCAAAAGAAATGCTCTCGGCGGTCCAAAAAAATGGCAAGGCTCTGCCCGCCGCCGAGATTTACAAATCCGTCTGGCAGTGGCTGTCGAACCGGGGCTGTGCGCACCTTGTTCCTCCGGATACCATCGAACGCTACGCCATGAGCGCGGCCCGCTGGGTTCAGTGTGAGGAAGCCATCACGGAATACGGATTTCTCGCTAAGCATCCGACCACCGGCAACGCCATCGCTTCACCCTACGTCACGATGGCAAACAGCTTCAAGAGCCAGACCCGCGCGGACTGGGCCGAGATTTTTCAGATCGTAAAGGAAAACTGCGCTGCCGGTTACAGCGGCGACAATCCGCAGGACGACCTGATGGAGCGCCTGCTCACGGCGCGGAAAGGAAAATAACCAATGGCGAATACAGAACGCTTTGAAAAAGTGGACATTGACAAGCTGGTGCCTTATGCCCGTAATGCCCGCACCCACAGTAAGGAACAGATCGCGCAGCTTCGGTCCAGCCTCCGGGAGTTTGGCTTTGTCTCTCCCGTGATTATCGACAGCGACTACAACATCATCGCCGGGCACGGCCGTGTGGCCGCCGCCAAAGAGGAAGGCTATAAAACGGTTCCCTGCGTGTTTGCGGAGAATTTGACCGAAGCCCAGAAACGCGCCTACATCCTCGCGGACAACCGCCTCGCCATGAACGCGGGCTGGGATGAGCAAATGCTGGCGGTCGAACTGTCCGACCTGCAGGCGGATGCCTTCGACGTCTCTCTTCTCGGTTTCACCGACGCGGAGATGAACAAACTGTCCGGCGCGGCGGAGAACGTGAAAGAGGACGACTTCGACGTCGACGAGGAACTGAAGAAACCCGCCATTACAAAGCCCGGCGACCTGTGGCTGCTCGGCAATCACCGTCTCGTCTGCGGTGACAGCACCAAAGCGGACACCTTCGTCCTGCTGATGGACGGGAAGCTCGCCAACCTAACGGTGACCGACCCGCCTTACAATGTAAATTATAAGGGCAGCGCCGGGAAAATCCAGAACGACAACATGGCGGACGACAAGTTCTATCAGTTCTTGTTCGACGCCCTCACCAATACGGAAAAAGCCATGGCGCAGGATGCCTCCATCTATGTATTTCATGCTGACACCGAAGGACTGAACTTCCGCAGGGCCTTCTCGGATGCCGGTTTTTATTTGTCCGGCACCTGCATCTGGAAAAAGCAGTCGCTGGTCCTCGGCCGCTCGCCGTATCAGTGGCAGCATGAGCCGATCCTGTTTGGTTGGAAGAAATCCGGAAAGCATGAATGGTACTCCGACCGGAAACAGTCCACCATCTGGGAATTTGACAAGCCCAAGAAAAGCGCCGACCACCCGACCATGAAGCCGGTGGCCATGCTGGCCTATGCAATTCTCAACTCCAGCATGTCGAACTGCATCGTACTCGACCCCTTCGGTGGCAGCGGCTCCACGCTCATTGCTTGCGAGCAGACCGGGCGTATTTGCGACATGATCGAGCTTGACGAAAAATACTGCGACGTCATCGTAAAGCGGTACATCAAGCAGACCGGAAATGCAGATAGCGTGTACCTCATCCGAGACGGCGAGAAGCAGGCTTATTCCGAACTCGCCACGGAAGTCACCGCGTCATAATCTACACAAGAAATCCGGCTACAGTTTGTCAGATAATCAGCCCGTAAATGACTTGCTATTTCACAGCTTCAGAGTGATATATGTGACTACCGAAACAAAGAAAGGTGGTCAAACCCTATGAAAATCAACTACAACGTAACAGGTGAACAGCGCAAGAAACTGGTTAAGGCAATCGGAGTCATTCTGCAGGTTAAGCCGGTATACATGAAGATGCCGACCTGCGCCTACGAAATTGGTGACATCACGGTCGATAAGGAAGGCACCCTCGTCTGCGAGGACAGCGCCCAGGCCGAACGGGTCGCCCACAATCTGATCGCGGACGGTTTCATCGCCGCTGGGAACCCGGAACCAGCAGCCGAAGAAGCCGCTCCCGATGAGGATGCCGACGCGCCGGAGAGCCTCACAATTTCGATGTCAAAGAACGGCTTCACCGACGAGGCCATCGCCAACTTAAAGCTCTTGGTCGGAAGCAAAGCGACTCTCATCAAGAAGGCGCTGGGCGCGGAGAACCTGACGATCACGGTCGAGGACGACAAAATTTCCTTCCCATGGTTTTCGGGCTTTCCTGCACCGGAGGAAATCAGCGCCTACGCCAAGTTCATCGGGAAGCTTTGCGGCATAGCCAAAACCCAGAAGCGCGTTACCGCCAAGGACAAGGCGGTCGATAATGACAAGTACGCATTCCGCTGCTTCCTCCTGCGGCTGGGCTTTATCGGGGCTGAGTACAAGGCCGACCGAAAAATCCTGCTGAAGAATCTGACCGGGTCCTCTGCTTTCAAAGGAGGCGCTTCCGATGCTGATGAATGAAAAACTGTTGGCGTACCTCCGGAAAACCTACCCGGCAGGGACCCGCGTGGAGCTTGTGCGGATGGACGACGTGCAGGCTCCGCCCATCGGCACAAAAGGAACCGTGTACGGCGTTGACGATACCGGTTCCATTCTGGTGAACTGGGACAACGGCTCCAGCCTGAACGTGGTCTACGGTGTCGATTCCTGTCGGAAGGTCGGTGATCGCCATGACTGAGAAAGTCAAAGAGCAGATTCTCGCCATCCGTGATACCACCGAAACAAACATGTTCGATACCGTCCGCGTCCAGCGCATGGCCTATGATCGTGGTTTCTATGAACTGGTCCTCTTCCTGGATGAGCACAAAAAGGAGTACGCCCGCTTCATCCTGACCGGTGAGTAATACACAGTTGCTCACGCCAAGGTTTGTGTACTATATATCGCCTGAATTGCTTGATATTACAAGGCTTCAGAGTGATATATGTACATACCAAAACGAAAGGAGCACACCACCATGACAGAAAAACAGATGAAGCAGATCCAAAACCAACTTCCGAAGGGCGAGAAAATCAACCGCTGCTACAGAGCCTTTGAGGGCGACATCCGGGTGATCATCCGCGAACCGGACGGCAGCGAGGTTCGCTACACCGTGAGCTTCGACGCCAACGACAACGCGACAATCAAGGAATTTTAAGGAGGCGGCAACCATGTGGTCAGAAGGAAGCATTAAAATCGGCAGCGACAATTTTCGTTACTGGGTCAAGCACTACAACGAGGGTTCGCAGTACGGCATCGACAAGGGCCGCATTTCCAAACTGACGCTGAAGCGGCACGGCGAGACGGTTTGCAACTACGACCGGGGTTGGGACATCGAGCCCGCCGACAAAAGCACCGCGACCGCGCTTGCCATTCTGATGAAGGATTACAACTGAACGCAGCCAGGAGTCTGGGCCGGAAGGCCCTGTCTCTCGTTCTATAGATTTTTGCGAGACTGCTCCGGCAGTCTTTTTTTATGCCCACTGAAAGGAGGCGACGGCATATACGGAAGCTCAAAAAATACACACCAACCAAGTTCATGGCGAAGGATTCTTTCTACAACAAGGACTCCGCCGATTATGCCGTCAGCTTCATCGAAAGCCTGCGGCACACCAAAGGCCAGTGGTACCGAAAGCCATTCGAGCTCATCGACTGGCAGGAGCAGATCGTCCGGGATGTATTCGGTGTTCTGAAACCCAACGGCTACCGGCAATTTAACACCGCCTATGTGGAAATTCCGAAGAAGATGGGTAAGAGCGAGCTGGCTGCGGCTATCGCGCTGCTGCTCACATGCGGCGACGGTGAAGAACGCGCCGAGGTCTACGGCTGCGCCGCCGATCACAACCAGGCGTCCATCGTTTTCAATGTCGCCGCCGATATGGTCCGCATGTGCCCTGCACTCTCAAAGCGCGTTAAAATCCTCGACTCGAAAAAGCGGCTTGTCTACCTGCCAACCAGCAGCTTTTATCAGGTACTCTCGGCGGACGTGGCAAACAAGCACGGTTTCAACACTCATGGCGTTATCTTTGACGAACTGCACACCCAACCGAACCGGAAGCTCTACGACGTCATGACGAAAGGCAGCGGTGACGCGAGAATGCAGCCGCTGTATTTTCTCATCACAACGGCCGGAGACAACCAGAACAGCATCTGCTGGGAAGTTCATGAAAAAGCAAAGGACATCATTAAAGGCCGGAAGCACGACTCCACATTTTATCCGGTTATTTACGGGGCCGGTCCGGATGATGACTGGACGGACCCGAAGGTATGGAAAAAAGCAAACCCGTCGCTTGGCATTACGGTCGGCATCGACAAGGTCCGCGATGCCTGCGAATCCGCCCGGCAAAATCCCGCAGAGGAGAACGCTTTCCGCCAGCTTCGCCTGAACCAGTGGGTAAAGCAGTCTATCCGCTGGATGCCGATGGAAAAATGGGACGCCTGCGCGTTCCCGGTCGACCCGAAGTCGCTGGAGGGCCGCGTCTGCTACGGCGGTCTGGACCTCTCCTCCACTACGGATATCACAGCGTTCGTGCTGGTGTTTCCTCCAGAGAATGAGGAGGACAAATACAACATCCTGCCGTTCTTCTGGATACCGGAAGAGAACATTGACATCCGCGTGAAACGGGATCATGTCAATTACGATCTGTGGAAGCAGCAGGGCTTCCTGCAGACGACCGAAGGTAATGTGGTTCACTACGGCTTTATCGAGAGCTTCATTGAAGAACTCGGCACCCGTTACAATATTCGTGAGATTGCCTTTGACCGCTGGGGCGCAACGCAGATGGTCCAGAACCTTGAGGGCCTTGGCTTCACGGTCGTTCCCTTCGGGCAAGGCTTCAAAGATATGAGCCCGCCAACCAAGGAACTCATGCGGCTCACGTTGGCTGGGCAGCTCGCCCATGGCGGGCACCCGGTCCTGCGCTGGATGATGGACAACATCTTCATCCGCACGGACCCGGCCGGAAACATCAAACCGGACAAGGAAAAATCCACAGAAAAGATCGACGGTGTTGTGGCCACCATCATGGCGCTCGACCGGGCGCAGCGTGTGGGAATTGCAAGCGGCAGCTCGGTTTACGATGAGCGCGGTGTTTTGTTTTTATAAAATTAAAAGACGGAATCGAACGTATTGTGTTCGATTCCGCCAACAGATCACCCACAGTATTGCGCCATTTTTGGCTCGTGGGAGGTGTCAATATATTATTATGCGATCCATAGTTTTTTATTTACAAAACTTCTTTCCAGTCTTTACGGAAACCATAATGTTTCATGTCTACGAATGGAATGTCCTCACTTAATCTTATAATTTCAGTCTTCATTTGCAGGAAATCTTCAGATTCTAACAATCTCCTCGCCAAAAAGATAAACCCATACAAATGCGAGTTATCTATCATTCCATTCTGGTATTTAATAAGGCACCCTTTTTCTTTCTTGCTTAACCAAGGGCGTTGCTCAAATAATCTGTTGAAAAGGCGGCTCCCGTGTGCACACAGATTCCGGATAATGGTCATACTCTTCATCATACTGCCGAGAAGCAAAGTATTGTCTTTAGTAGTAAATCCGAAATCTTTTGCAACGGAGTCCCTAATTGATTCTTCTGAAATCGAGTATAGTTGCGAGATATCGGCTATTGTCATAAGATCTACAACTGCCCAAAGAGGAACATCCTGCTTTAAGTCTTTTACAAAATGCTTCAAATAGGCTTCATGTTCAAGCCTGCGGACCTTCTGATCTTTTACTTTGTCCATAGTTTTTTGATACTGTTTTAAATCAGTAAAATACGAGTTATCAAGATATCCTGCTGGGCCATGAATCTCTGTAAATCGATAAGCATAGATAGATTTCATTTTGACTTCTATCTTCTCTATGTATTTCAGAAGAATATGACGCAACTCATGATCAAAGGAGTAAATATCTACTATGTTTTGAAAACAAACCTTAGAAAAAAACTGATCATGATCACGCAGTGTGAGCGAATAGCCACTTATTCGATAATAGTTGTTTTGTAATAAAAAGCTCTTTGCCTTTTCTTCGTTGTATACAGTAAGACCACGAGATTTTAATATTGCCAGTTGTTCATCAATAGTTTTAAACCCTTTATCCGGCATTAGAAAAACTCCCAACATAAACAGAACACCCCCAAGTGTGCATATGCAACCATAAAGGTTACACAGAGGCCTGGGGGAGAAGTTAACTATATTATACTCAGCCGAGGTCAAATTGTCAATAGCAGAGGCAGTATATGAAATACAAATCTTTTTGAGAGGAGGTGCCTGTCAATGGGAATTCTATCAAAGTTTTTCAATTTTAAAGACAAGCCTCACGACTACTACACCGGCACAGATTTTCGATACCTTTTCGGCCCGACGACGAGCGGCAAGGACGTCAATGAGTTCACGGCGATGCAGACAACAGCGGTTTACTCCTGCGTCCGCATCCTGTCGGAAGCCATTGCTTCTCTGCCGCTCAATTTATACCGTTACAAGAGCGACGGCGGTAAGGAGCGTGTGTATGACCACCCGCTCTATCACATCCTGCATGATGAACCGAACCCGGAAATGACGTCGTTCGTATTCCGAGAGACCCTCATGAGCCACCTGCTCATCTGGGGCAACGCCTACGCGCAGATCATCCGGGACGGAGCCGGGCGGGTCGTGGCCCTTTATCCGCTGCTGCCCGACAAGATGCAGGTCGACCGGGACGAACACGGCGAACTCTACTACCTGTACACAAAAAGTAGCGATGAAAATCCGAATGTGAAGCAATATGGTCAAGTCCGCCTCTCGCGGTACGATGTTCTGCATATTCCTGGGCTGGGTTTCGATGGTCTCGTCGGCTACTCGCCGATCGCGATGGCCAAGAACGCGGTCGGCATTTCGCTGGCCTGCGAGGAATACGGTGCCAGCTTTTTTGCCAATGGAGCCAACCCCAGCGGCGTACTGGAGCATCCGGGTATTCTGAAGGACCCGGCCAAGGTGCGCGATTCATGGAACGAGGTCTATCGCGGTTCCGGCAACGCTCACAAGATTGCTGTTTTGGAGGAAGGCATGAAATACACACCGATCTCCATTTCACCGGAAGAAGCGCAGTTCCTCGAAACGCGAAAATTTCAGATTGACGAGATCGCGCGGCTCTATCGCATCCCGCCGCACATGGTGGGTGACCTCGAAAAGTCCAGCTTTTCCAATATTGAGCAGCAGTCGCTGGAATTTGTGAAATACACGCTCGACCCGTGGGTAATCCGTTGGGAGCAGAGCTTGATGCGTTCGCTGTTCACTCCTGCGGAAAAGCAGCAGTACTTCATAAAGCTCAACGTGGACGGGTTGCAGCGCGGCGATTACCAAAGCCGCATGAACGGCTACGCCACAGGCAGGCAGAACGGCTGGCTCTCCGCCAACGACATCCGCGAGCTGGAAGATTTGAATCCCATTCCGGCCGAGCAAGGCGGCGATCTGTATCTCATCAACGGCAACATGACCAAATTGAAAGACGCCGGAATCTTCGCAGCGTCCGCGAAAGCGGGCGGCGACAAACCGGGTCAGGGAGGTAACAATACGTGAAAAGGAAGTTCTGGAATTGGGTAAAGAACGACGGTGCCGACGAATTCGGCAGCGAGCGCACGCTTTACCTGAACGGCGAGATCAGCGATGAAACCTGGTACGGCGATGAAGTCACCCCGCAGATGTTCAAAGACGAACTGAACGCCGGGAGCGGCGACATTACCCTCTGGATCAACTCGCCGGGCGGTGACTGCTTCGCGGCGGCGCAGATCTACAACCTGCTCATGGATTATAAGGGCAACGTCACGGTCAAAATCGACGGGCTTGCGGCCTCGGCCGCTTCTGTCATCGCAATGGCGGGTACAAAAGTATGTATGTCACCGGTAGCCATGCTGATGATTCACAACCCCGCGACCGTGGCCATCGGCGACGAAGGCGAAATGCAGAAGGCCATCGACATGCTCGCGGAAGTTAAGGAAAGTATCATGAACGCTTACGAGATCAAGACAGGCCTTTCCCGCACGGTGATTTCGCATCTTATGGACGCGGAATCGTGGTTCAACGCCAAAAAGGCCGTGGAGCTCCACTTCGCTGACGAGATTCTGTTCTCACCGGAGGAGCAGGAAGAAGCGCCTGACGATATGGATGCTATGCTGTTTTCCCGCGCGGCGGTCACTAATTCTCTGCTTTCCAAGCTCATCCCGAAAAAGCCGGAAAAACAGCCTGCACCCAAAGTACCTATTTTGCAACTTGATAAAAGACTGAGCCTGCTGGCTCACTAATTTGAGGAGGATTTTACTATGAATCAGATTCTGAAACTCAGAGAAAAAAGAGCAAAGGCGTGGGAAGCAGCAAAAGCGTTTCTCGACGCCAAGCGCGGCACGGACGGTCTGATCTCCGCCGAGGACTCCGCAACGTACGACAAGATGGAAGCTGAAGTAATTAATCTCGGCAAAGAAATTGACCGTCTGGAGCGTCAGGACGAGATTGACGCGGAGCTTGCAAAGCCGACCTCGCAGCCCATTACTAATCAGCCCGGTAAAAACGGCGCTGAAGCAAAAACGGGACGCGCGTCCGATGCCTATAAAAAAGCATTCTGGAACAGCATCCGCAAAAGCAACTTCTATGACGTGAGCAACGACCTTTCTGTGGGAACGGATGCAAAGGGCGGCTATCTGGTGCCGGATGAGTTTGAGCAGCAGTTGATTGATAAGCTGCAGGAGCAGAATTTCATGCGCACCCTCGCAACCATCATTCAGACGGCCAGCGGCGACCGCAAAATCCCGATTGTTACCGGGCACGGCGAAGCGAGCTGGATGGATGAGAATGGCCTTTATCCGGAAAGCGACGACGCGTTCGGGCAGGCAACCATCGGCGCGTTCAAGCTGGGGACCATCATCAAAATTTCCGATGAGCTTTTGAACGATAGCGTTTTCAATCTGGAAAGCTATATTGCAAACGAGTTTGCCCGCCGGATCGGTACAAAGGAGGAGGAAGCCTTTCTCATTGGTGACGGAAGCAGCAAGCCCACCGGGCTGTTAACCAGCGCGGGAATCGGTGTTACCGCTGCCAGTGCTTCTATTACGTTTGATGATGTAATGGATCTTTATCATTCCCTGCGCACCCCTTACCGTAGAAACGCGGCATGGATTCTGAATGATTCCACTGTGAAAGCATTGCGCAAGCTGAAAGACAGCAACGGCAACTATATCTGGCAGCCGTCAATCCAAATGGGGCAGCCGGATATGATTCTCAGCCGTCCTTACTACACCAGCACTTTTGTTCCGGAGATCGCGGCCGGAAATAAAGTCATGGCTTTCGGTGATTACAGCTACTACTGGATTGCGGACAGACAGGGCCGCTCTTTTCAGCGCCTGAACGAGCTCTATGCCGCAAATGGTCAGGTAGGTTTCCTTGCCAGCCAGCGTGTAGATGGAAAGCTGATTCTTTCTGAAGCGGTCAAGACACTTGCCATCAAAGGCGCGGGGGCGTAAACCGATGCTGATTACACTGGATGAAGCAAAACTTTATCTGCACATTGACTCCACAGATGAGGACTCTGTGATAACGGGCTTTATTGAAACAGCGGAGAAGTTGTGTATGGACATTGCACGTGTAGACGAAACGGAGCTTCTCGCTTCAAAAGAGACCGCGCGGATTGCGGAACTTTACGCGGTGGCCTATCTGTACGAAAACCGGGAGAACGCGGATTTTGGAGAACTGACTTCCATGCTCCGCGCTCTCCTTTTTGGTATCCGCAAAGACGCGTTTTAGGAGTGCCTGCCATGAGATACAAAATGCATATCAGCGAGTTGCGAACCATAATCCGCATCCAGAGGAAAGTTGTCACCGGCACAGGTGTTCATCAGACAATAAGCTGGATTGACCTTGGCAACACACTTTCCACTGATCCGCCCCGCTATCTGCGGTGCAAATGGTATCCCTTGGGCGGCTCCGAAGCGTGGATTGCCCAGTCCGTCCAGGTTATTGATGCGGCGAATGTTGTCTTGAGGTATAATCCGCTGATTACCGCTTCCTGCAGACTGATCCGTGGCAACATTGTTTACACAATCATGGGCCCGATGGACCCGGATCAGCACCGCGAATGGACAGCTTTTAAAGTCAAGGCTTCTTTAAGCGTTTAATCTCTTTTGAGCGGTCATCCATATGGGCGGCCGCTTTTTTTAATACACAAGAGAACAAGGAGGTAAATGAAAATGAAGGAAATCTGGACTGGAATTCAGGTCGTATTTTCAGCCATTGGCGGGATGCTCGGCTGGTTTCTCGGAGGAATGGACGGCTTTCTGTACGCGCTGCTCGCCTTCGTAATCCTCGACTATATCACAGGCGTGATGGTGGCGGCGGTTCAGAAAAAGGTTTCGAGCGAGGTCGGCTTCAAGGGCATCTGCAAAAAGGTGCTCATTTTTATTCTTGTTGGCATGGCAAATATCGTCGATGTGCAGATCATTGGCAACGGCAGCGCCATTCGCACGGCGGTCATCTTCTTCTACTTGTCCAACGAGGGCATCAGCATTCTGGAAAACACGGCGATTATCGGGCTTCCTGTTCCGCAAAAACTCAAAGACGTACTGGAACAGCTAAAGGACCACAGCGATAAGGAAGAAAAATAATATGAGTACGACACCGTGAATCGCTTCACAGGCAAGGGCGTATTCACAATCGTCGAGGAGGCCATCGGCACCGGAGCCATCCGCTGGGGTCTGCTCAAAGCTTATCAGGCTGGCCGGAATGGTTGGATTTCACTGGACTATGCGGCAAAGCTGTAACACATTGTTTTAAGGCTCGGCGGGAAAAACCCTGCCGGGCTTTTATTTTTTTGTTCAAACGCGGCATTTCTGTCTTGTGAAGATTGAAGGTAGCGTCGTGAGCATATTTTTTTTGATTTTTCGGCCAGACGGTGTTTTTGCCTCCATTGGGTAGTGAGGACAGGGGTCCCCAGATTGGAGGCAAGTACATGAAAAATGAACAACGAGAAATCATAGCAGCTTTGCGCCATCAAGGCTATGGTTATATAAAAATCGGCCAAAAGCTTGGCATTTCAGATAATACGGTGCGTTCCTTTTGCCGTAGAAATGGCCTTGACAGTAATACTATGACGAACACCGTCATCTGCAAGCAGTGCGGCAAGCCAATAAAAATAGCTGCTGGACACAAACCGAGAAAATTCTGCTCAGATGCTTGCCGGACGTTGTGGTGGAATAGTCACCTTAACTGCGTGAACCGTAAGGCTGTATATCAGTTCACTTGCGCCTATTGCGGGAAGTCTTTCTCGGCATACGGAAATAAGGACAGGAAGTATTGTTGCCACCCCTGCTACATTGCGGCTCGCTTCGGAGAGGAGCGTTGCCCCCATGAATGACGCCTACCGTGCCAAACTGGAGAGCTACCTTGCGTCCATGATGCAGGCAAAAAAGATGCTATTGCAGAAGATTTTAACCCCGGAAGATTACGCCAGAATTGATACAATCATAGCCGAAAAATACGGAATATCTTCGTGTAGTTTATATCGCGGGATTGACTTGATATATAGCGGGCTCAACGGTAATATGTCACACTACGAGGGGGTGACAAAATGCCAAGAATCATAACGGTAGTACCAAAACCGCCAAAGCTCGAACAGAAAAAGAGGGTCGCTGCGTATGCCCGCGTTTCCAGCGGTAAGGACGCGATGCTCCACTCGCTATCAGCGCAGGTTAGCTATTACAGCAACCTCATACAGAACCACAATGACTGGCTGTACGTCGGTGTTTATGCTGATGAAGCAAAAACCGGCACGAAAGACAGCAGAGATGATTTCCAACGGCTGATAGCCGACTGTCGCGCCGGAAAGGTCGATATGGTACTTACCAAGTCCATCTCCCGCTTTGCACGAAACACTGTTACTCTTTTACAGACGGTTCGTGAATTCAAGGCGTTGGGGGTGGACATTTATTTTGAAGAGCAGAACATCCATACGATGAGCGGCGACGGAGAATTGATGATGACGATTCTCGCATCCTACGCACAGGAAGAAAGTCGTTCGGCAAGTGAAAATCAGAAGTGGCGCATCCAGAGAAATTTCGAGGAAGGGATGCCTTGGAACGGCACTATCCTCGGATACAGCTACGAAAAAGGAAAATATGTAGTCGTCCCGGATGAGGCCGCACTGGTTAAACTGATTTTCGAATATTATCTCGATGGCCTCGGATACAACGCTATTGCCAATAGGCTGAATGCTGAGGGCTACAAAACTCGAAACGGTAAGTCTTGGTATCACAATACGATTATGAAAATTCTCCGAAACTATACTTACACGGGAAATTTGCTTCTTCAGAAAACCTACAGGGAAAACCATATTACAAAGAAAACGCTTGTTAACCATGGCGAGCTCCCAATGTATCATGCGGAGAATACTCACGAAGCAATTATCAATCTGGAGATATTTGATGCGGTTCAGTCTGAGATGGCTCAACGCGCAAAAAGGTTCAAAAAGGCGAATGTGCCCAAAGCGACGTACCCGTTTTCTGGGAAACTGGTTTGCTGCATTTGCGGTAAAAACTACCGCCGCAAGGTTACACATACCGGCCCCGTCTGGATTTGCGGCACATACAACACACTTGGCAAGGCTGCCTGCGCCTCAAAGCAGATACCGGAATCTACTCTGATGAGCATTACTGCAGAGGTCCTTGGCATTGACGATTTTAATGAACAAGCCTTTTCTGATCGTGTGGCTCACATCCGAGTTTGCGCCGAGAATACACTGATTTACCAATTCAGAGACGGGACCGAGACCAAAATGCAGTGGAAAGACCGGTCTCGTAGCCAAAGCTGGACAGATGAAATGAAAGCTGCTGCCCGGCGGAGAACCTTTGAAAGGAGGAAAAACGGATGCCAAAAGTAACAGTAATACCGCCGACTATAAATCCGCTGACACATTTGCCGTCAGCCACGGTAAGAAAGCGCCGCGTTGCCGGATATGCTCGCGTTTCCACCGACAGTGATGAGCAGTTCACCAGCTATGAGGCGCAAGTTGATTATTATACCAAGTTCATTCAGTCAAAACCGGAATGGGAATTTATCAAGGTTTATACTGACGAAGGTATATCCGGCACCAATACCAAGCACCGCGAGGGCTTCAAAGCGATGGTTTCAGACGCGCTCGCCGGGAAAATTGACCTGATTGTCACCAAGTCGGTCAGCCGTTTTGCCCGCAACACCGTTGACAGCCTTGTAACTATCCGCAAGCTGAAGGAAAACGGCGTCGAGTGCTATTTTGAGAAGGAGGGTATTTATACCTTCGATGGCAAAGGCGAGTTGCTTATAACCATCATGTCTTCGCTGGCACAGGAAGAAAGCCGGTCCATTTCTGAAAATATCACATGGGGCCAGCGGAAACGCTTCTCGGATGGAAAAGTCAGTATGCCTTATAAACGTTTTCTCGGCTACAAGAAGGGAGAAAATGGCTACCCGGTTATTGTTGAAAAGGAAGCGTCTATTGTAAAACTCATTTATCGGCTTTTCCTTGATGGCAAAACTTCGTCTGGCATCTGTAAATACCTTGAAAGTGTAAACATTCCGTCACCGGGCGGCAGTAGTAAATGGAGCAAAACAACAGTAGAAAGCATCCTTACCAACGAAAAGTACAAAGGTGATGCGCTTCTTCAGAAAAAGTTCACTGTGGATTTCCTGCAGAAGAAAATGAAAACCAATGAAGGTGAGGTTCCGCAATACTATGTTGAAGGCAGCCACCCGGCCATAATTGAGCCAGATGAGTGGGACCAGGTTCAGGTCGAATTTGTCAGACGTAAGCAGCTCGGACGGGCCTACAGCGGAAAGAGCGTACTTTCCACCAAACTGGTCTGCGCCGATTGCGGCGGATACTATGGCCAGAAGGTATGGCACTCTACTGACCGGTACCGCAGAGTGATATGGCAGTGCAACAGCAAATTTGATAACGAAAAGAGATGCGGCACTCCAGTCCTTGATACCGATACCATTCAGGCCATGTTCATCAAGGCATATAACCAGCTGATGCATAAGCAAACGCAGGTAATTGCTGACTGTGAGCTCATGCGCCGGAGCCTGACGGACTTCGATGCCCTTGATGCAGAAATTGCCCACCAGCTTGAGGAGACCGAAGTCGTGGCCGAGATGGTCAAGGCGGCGGTTAAGGAAAACGCTTCTACCGCGCAATCGCAGGATGGATACTTAAAAAAATACAACAACCTAAATAAGCGCTATGAGGATGCGGTCAGTAAACTCGAAAAACTGAAGGCCGAGCGAACCTTACGTCAGCAGCAGGACAAGGCTATGTCACTATTTATCCGAACGCTAAAAAAGAATCCGCTGGTTCTCGACAAATGGGACGACACCATCTGGACGGTCATGGTGGAGAAGGGTATCGTCCATCGAGATGGACATATCACCTTCGTATTCTACAACGGAACTGAAATTGAGGTCGGAGCTGAATAG